GTCTAAAGCGTAGGTGCATATCGACGCCTTACAGCGAGCGTCTGGGGATAGGTGAGTGCGGGAAGCTCTCTTGAAACAAGAGCTAACCATTGGACAACTTCTCTGCTCCATGTGCTAGGGAGCAAGTTGGATCCGTGCTGTCGTGTTAAACATTTGTGGTAACTGTCTAACAGTATGTGTGCTTTCACGTCTGTGCCAACTGACCATTTAAGACCGATCAGTCGCATAAGCGTATCACTTGGTGACTTATCCTTTTTCTCAGGCATAAGTATCTGACCAAGGAGCTTTTGTGTATCGACGAGAACATCATGTGGTGACCGTATTGTTTTTCCTAGATATTGAAAATTTTGTTCGTACTCTGGATCGAGCATCTCAACGGTGTTGAGAATGAACCAAGTTTTCTTTGGGTTAAGAACTGCGTTATGGCGCGACAACGCTAATTCAGCCATTATCTGTGGATATTCGGACAAGAACGGTACTCGAGCGACTACCATTGAATCATCTCCTAAGAAATTAGCATATACAAACAGTTTGTCCCAGTTGTATTGTTTCTGCGAGATAAGACAATTTAATAAGTCGACATGATAGTACATATTGACAAGCGAATCAATGATCTGTGTGAAGTAACTACCGGATGGTACGCCTTGAGATTTTCTATATATTTTGTCCCCCAATATTATTGGTGTATATATAAAATAATCTTGAACTAAAGCGAATAATTTCCTCATCCTTTTTGTTGTACTTCTCCAGTCTATCAGAGATGTTAAAATCGAGAATGCCCATTCTATCGATTTTCTTTGAACACGTGCGTCATAGTTTGACCAATCTGCGCCAAACCTGACATCATATTCAGAACCGCCGTTTACAGCTGTGTGTACATCAGACGCTGCTCCGTTTAGCCATTGTACTGACCAACCGAAGAGTCCTGTCTTCTGCAATTCTTCCATTAGAGGTATTCCGAATTGAGCCTCAATAATGGACATAGCCATAGGGTAAGCCCAGACCAGTCTAGTTTTATCCTCTCCTTTACGACAGAGAGTCCTTCGGACTGCGGCTTGGCATGGTTCTATTTTAATGTGTTCGACCTTCTTAAACTCTAGTTGCTTTGTAATACTAGCAACTTTCAATAGAGCGGCACCTCTTGCTTCTTTCTTTGTTCGAAAGATCCGGTTCAGTGGGAACCCGGGAGAGGTATCCTTAGGTAATCCTTCGTACGCTTGTTCAGCAGTCAATGGCTTGACTAGTCCGCATATGCTATGTATCTTTCGTCCGACACATGCTTGCGCTAACTTGTTTTCAAATCCATTTTGTGGCTGTCTGAATTGTTTCAAACGTTCGTTGACTACTCGCATTGTAGGAACAGCGCGATGATAATCAGTTTTACCTGGAAGGTATTGTGTAGTTTCACTCTTCATGGGTGCTATACCAGATTTTATATATTTTTGTTTCTTATATATTAATCCGTTAACACGAGGGGGGATTTCGCACCTACTTTCCAACTGTTTGCATAATCTTGTTGCGGCAGTTTGGAGGTACGGCTAAAGCAGGTTACTGGCCTACTAAAGTCAGGGTGATGTTCGCTAGAACATCGGGGCTACCTGGGTGGGTAGTCTGCATCTTCCCATGATGCACAGACACGTCATATTGATGACAGAAAAGAGCTAAGTGTCAT